CTTGTTTATTGGCACCAGGGTTGGTGTCAGGGTCTTACCTATGGTTTCTAGTATAGCAATACCCATCTGCCAATTAGCGCTTCCATAGCGTAAATAAGAGGCTTTTTTGCGATCCATAAGATTACCTACCTCAACACCATATAAGGCCCTGTAATGGCTTCCTACGCCCTCTGCATAGGCACTCATACCTAGTCTGTGGGTGTGGCCACACAATACGGATTTACCCCATTTTTTAGCCAGGTTGAGAGCTGTGATACCAGCGTGCTGAGACATATTGCCTTCATCGCCGTGGGCTAACATCCAGCCTGGGTGAAACTCATAGGCTGTTTTGTGGTACTCCATACCCATATCTTTAAAACCCATAAAGGCTGGGTACTGTAGTTCGGGTAGGCTGATTAACCCAGGGACTTTTAGTAAAGTGTTATATAAGCGATCAGTATGATTACTGCGGATAATATGACACTCTCGGCTGTACTCACTGAGATCCCACAGTATCGACTTAGTAAGTTCTCTATCATCGTGAATGGTTTGCCGATAAGCCAAAGGTGTGCCCTCAGCCCACTTGCTAATTGTATTAAAATCAATTTCATCCCCGACCACCAATACTGAATCAAATTTCTCCCGTCTTGCTAACTTGATAACATTCTTTACAGCTGCTTCGTGGTGGAATGGCACCTGTAAATCACTGATAACTAAGTAGCGCTTAATCTTCTTCCTCACTAGGAGTGGGAATAACTGGGATAATACCCTTATCGCCTACTACCCAGTCTGGCATTGATTCTGGACTATCCATAAGGTAGAGCGCTACGGATTCGCTAAAACCAGCCTTGCGTGCAGCTTTATACATTTCGTGCTTGGCAATATAAAACACCTCTAACTTAGATAATGGGTCAGGTGTTCTACGCACCCTGCGCCTATTGATTTTCTTGCGCTTGCGAACAGTAGCCATAATAAAATTATCGCTTACTAATTAGAATAAATAGATCATCAACACGCTGTTCTAGCCTTGTTAATTGATCTTTCATACTGGAGCCTCCGTTGGGCCTCAATTCGTTTAGCCAGCCTCTAACGAGAAAACGTAATCCTATTAGCCCGCCTGATAGCACGGCGATAACGCCAGAAAAAAAGCCAGCCCATTCGGTAGGACTCATTTTTCATTAGCACCGATGCCATAGGCAATATCGGATTTATCTAAAGCCCTAGCTGCTGGCCCTGCGAGTGCTGCAATTACTACAGACAGCGCTGGGTCTAAACCTAACTCATTACTTGCTAAGAATGTTAAGAATGATACCAATACGCCACGTGCGTATGACTTTAATATCGCCTTTTGTTTTTTGCTTATCTTCATATCTTGCCCCCTATTAGTGGTATATCGAACGGCCTTGCATCTGTGTCGCCTAGCTTTGTAAAGCTAATGTGTATGTGTCGCTTGTGCGGATTAATACCTTTGTATTTACGCCATTTCCAGTTTAATATCTTTGAGCATATTCGCCCGTTGTAGATGACGTATGATAAACGTTTATCTGATTTCCCTGCGATTCTGATCTGGTCAGCCAGATAAGGTGCGAGGCTATCGGATGACTCCAACCTAGAATTAATATCAACTGCTCTGACCCACCCATTTGCGTCTGGATTATGATCCGATTTTCTGGCGGAATGGCGACTATCGCCCAACCATCCTTCTGGACTCTTAGTATTCCTATCCGGAAACCACGTATCAACTTGATCTCTTAACTGCACACCAGCTGCACATAGTTTAGGATTCAAGTTCAATCCAACTTAATGTTGATTCATCCCAATAATATCTACCATCTGGTTTTGCTGTTGGTGCTTGCCAATCACCATTTTGATCTAATAACCAAGATGGATATGGTTGAGGTGCATAAAAACGACCATTTACATAATTGCCACCGATGTATGCAGGATTGGCATCACTGTATTGAATTAAATTTGTAGTTTCTTGTTCATCATCATTACAGACAATTATATTAATAACTTTATTATTATCATCTAGTACTGCCATATTTTTACTCATACTGTGTACTTCACAATCACTATGCCCTTTATTCCGCTACCACCATTACCTGCTTCACCGCCACCGCCACCGCCTGAGCCATACGAAACAGCATTAACACCATTACCATTTTTATTACCTGCACCACCTTGTCCAGATGATCCACCAGCACCAGCAGTACCACTAGCACTAATACCACCACCACCGCCAGCCGATAAATGAGTGTTTGACGCAAGAGTTGTAAAATTTCCGGAAGTTAAATTTGCATCAATAGTTGTTAATTGATAGCCAGCCCCACCTGCACCACCAACAGTACTAGTGCCAGCACCACCAACACCAGTTGCTCCACCACCACCGCCTGCACCTTGTTGTCCGCTTGGCGAACCAGCCCCACCATCATTTGTATTTGAACCGGATGCAGTACCACCGGCAGAAAAATCTACGCCGCCACCGCCTGAGCCGCCGTTTCCACCATCTGTATTAGAATGCGATGCACCACCGCCGCCACCTAATGCGGTTATGGTTGATACGCCAACAAATTGAGATTGTCCTCCAACGCCACCCTTGTTATTTACATTTGTACTACCAGCACCACCGGCGCCTATTGTTACTGTGTAAGAAGCAACAGTCAAAGTTTGACTACCAAACAAATCTAACTCACCTGCACCACCGCCGCCAGCACCACCAAAGCCACCTGCTGTTGATCTACCACCACCAGCACCGCCACCAGTTACAAGAATTTCTACTGATTTACTTCCTGCTGTAACTGTAAAAGTACCGCTATTAACAAATACATGATATTTAGTGCCCCCAATAGTTGTGACTTCATCGCCGCCGGTTGCATTAAAAGGTATGGCTGGCACACCTAAAGAAGTGATTAAATTACCGATCATTATGCAATAGCCCCAACTACATACCACGCATTAGCAGCTGTCTTTATACACGCTGCTGATTTATATTGTGCAAGAGTGGGAGAAGCTGCAACTGCGCCAGCACTTAATACTGTCGTAGTGCCAGGCGTTACTGCGCTAATTGTGCAAGTACCAACGCCAATACTTAGCACTGTAATTACTGTGCCGACTGCAAAATTATATGTGGCATCTGTTGGTAATTTAAACGCAATAGCCGTTGCTTTGTTCATCTGCACTAACTGCTGGTACTCATCACCGCTTGTAGCTGTGTAATCTGCTGTCTTAGCAGTCTGTACTTCAAAGGCTGGTAGTCCATTCCACATAGCGGAAGTTACTACATCACCTGTTGAGCCTGGCCATGTTGACATTTTTTCTCCTTAGTAAGATAGAACCCCAGAACCTAATTCACTATAGCCAAGTATAAAGCCATCTATGACAGGTTCTAGCGTTGTAAAGGTTGTTTTCCAGCTATTTGGGGTGATATTCATTCTCACGCCAAAGATCTGCAAAGTTTTCTCTATAGTCGATCCACCAGGCTGGGTAGTAAGCACTGTGATCGGATCAAAGAAATCTAGGTCTAAAGCTGTTACTACACCTGCATCGTAATTAGGGGTGTATAGGTCTAGGACTATGGCATCGCATCGGATAGAGGTTTCAGCTCTACTAGCCACATAAGCCTGGGCATAATCTAAAGCTACTGAATCGCTTTCCATTAGTAGGCCATCTAAGAAATAGCTGTGGAGAAAGTACTTATCTATGCTGGCTTGGTTTGTGGCTACCTGAGCAGTACCACCTAATCTAGTAATAGTGGCCTTATTAAATATAAGCACATCGTTTAATATCCAGGCTGCATCAAAGTAATCTATACCAGTACCATCATCTGCAAACAGTGTAGGCGTGGCAGCAATAGATGCGACAGTTACATCTCGATCTTGAAACACAAACGAGCCAGTAGCATCTACATATAAAGCGCCATACTCTGATTCGGCAACAGTAGTTAAAGCTTGTAAGGCTGTGCGAGTAGTACCTGGGTCTGCCTGTAATGTAGTCAAGCCTGTATCTATATCACGCATAGATTGTGGCCAGTCAATTTCATCTAATATTTCATTAACACGAACGCCTGATAGATCACCAGCACTAGCGCCTGTAACTGTGCTTATCTGGGCTAACTGGGCTAATCTGAAAGCATCTACAGCTTGTATAGTAGTAGTCGCTACATCCTCTGATTCTTGTGGGTAGGTAGTTACATAGCTTGTAATAAACCCTGAAAATATAGGATAGGTAACGTTGTTATAGGTAGCAGTAATCTGCACTTTCTTCATAGGTGTTAAAAATGTGTAATAAGGGCTAGATGTGTTCTGTGGGTTAAAGTCGCCATTCTGATCTGTTAGACGAAGAGTAAGTGAACCTGTTTGGAATAGATCGCTAAGTGCAGTACGGCCTCTATTAGTTTCTACCCTGTTAATGCGATTTGATACATCCACGATTACAGCTACAGAATCTGCCAATACGTTAGTACCTAAAATACCAATATCTAACTGCATAGCCTGTGCAGTGGATGGGCCAGTGCTAAAGTTAATTATCGCATTGAGTGTAGGTACGGCCATTAGAATCCTTGTCCAGCAGGTACTGTGCTGTATCCATTTCTAGTGGCTATTTGGATACTTTCGGCAATAGCCTGACTTAATCTATCGCCACCTGCTGCTGTGTTTACTGTAACTATGACCTCTGTAGGTGCAGCACCACCAGTCCTACTGCCAGGTGTGAAGCCCAGGGCTAGTCCTAAGTCCATACCTGCGCCGCTACTAGCAAATGCTGGGTTATTTATAGAAGTGTTAGCAAGGCTGGCTATATTACTACGCCCACCCAGGCCACCGATTATTGTACCGCCTGGGCCTA